GGCTGGCGTACTCGTAAACAAAGAGTCCAACATTGACCCAATCCCTGTCATCTATGGTCAGCGTAGAGTTGGTGGAGTTCGTGTATTTGTGTCTACTAAAGATGTATCTGGCGGAGACAAAAACGAGTTTCTTTATATTGCTTTGGCTATGGCCGAAGGTGAAGTTGAGTCAATAACTGATTTTTACATTGATGACGTACCTAGCACTGACGCTAAGTATTCTGGACTTGTCACCATTAACGTCCACACTGGTGCTGACGATCAAGCCTATGATTCTCTTCTTACAGAGGCCAATGCTGGATGGAGTTCAGCCCATACGCTAAGTGGTATTGCTTATCTGGCTATACGCTTAAAGTGGAATTCTGACGTATTTCAGGGCGTTCCTGACATTACGGCAATAGTTTCTGGCCGTAAGGTTTATGACCCTAGAAACGCTCAAACCGTTTTTAGTAGCAACCCTGCATTGTGTATACGCGATTACCTAACTAATAACAGATACGGCAAAGGATTACCCTCATCAGCTATTGATGACGTTGCTTTTGGTGTGGCTGCTACGGACTGCGACCAATCCGTTACGTTTTACGAGAATGGAACTACCGGCAAGATATTCGAATGCAACGCGGTATTGCAAACAGATGAAACGCTATTTTCTAACATTTAAAAGATGCTTATGGGTTGTCGCGGGTTTCTGCCGTACAACCAAGGCTTATACAGCTTAAAGATAGATAAAAGCCAATCAAGCGTGTTTGCGTTTGATAAAGATACGATTATTGGCGGAATAGCCATTAAGGGCGAAACTAAAGAGACTAAGTTTAATAGGGTTATTGTTAAGTTTGCTAATCCGGCTGTTGATTACCAGCCGGATCAAGCAGTATGGCCAGAAGCCGACTCAAGCGAAGAGACGGCTTTTTTAGCTGCGGATAACGGTACTCTGCTAGTTAAGGACATATCCCTTGATACGGTTACTAACTATTATGCCGCAAGAGACTTAGCTAGAGTCATACTTAAACGCTCTCGCAATGCCATAAGAACTAGCTTTAATTCCACAAGTGAAGCCTTGCAGCTATCCGTTGGCGATGTTGTTACTGTTACACACGATACTCCAGCATGGATAGCCAAACCTTTTCAGGTTGAATCTATTGTTATGGATTACGATGGAACCTGTAGCGTTGGACTACTGGAATATGATGAGTCCATTTATACTTATGACTTATCCTCAGAAGAAAAAGTTTACCCTGATAGCGCCTTGCCAAATCCGTTCTCAGTTTCGCCGCCAACGGCTTTAATTGCTACTTCTACAACAGTAGTTGCTGAAGACGGTACGCTGCTGCCATCCTTACGCCTTAACTGGACTAAAAGTGTTGATTCGTTTGTTAGCCAATACGAAGTTCAGTATCAACGCGGATCGGCAATTATAGATCTTGGAAGTATAGCTGATAACTATACAGTTTCTGAATCTTACGGCCTGATAGTTAATGCTGCTGCGGTATTCCTTGATTACGGGTCTATTGATGAGCCTGTAGAAACGGATGAGCCGGATTATAATTCTAACTTTGTGACTACTCCCCAGTATGTATTAAAAAGCGTAACACCTAGCGCAAACTATAATATACGGGTCAGGGCTGTTAATGATTTAGGGATACGAAGCAACTGGGTAACTATATCTGGATTAGCTGAAGGTGACACTGACGCACCAGCAATACCTGACTCAGTTACTGCTGCTGGTGGACTTAAAGAAATAACCCTAAGCTGGGTTCCGCCAACTGACCCTGATTATAGCCATGTAGAAATTTGGGAAAATGCCGTCAATAACTTTGCCTCTGCTTCTAAAGTGGCTGTTGGCGGTGGCGATTCTTATACTAGAACGGGTATTGGGTATAATGTCTTAAAATATTACTGGCTGAAGTCTGTCGATTACAGTGGCAACGTATCAGGCGAATCATCGGTTGCATCCGCTACTACTTTGTTTGTTGATACCGACTCATTCAGTCAGGCGGTGAACGATTTGTTTGCTGAGTCTGGCGCTTACGGCATTGAACCCGTTTCGTCACTACCTGCAAGCGGTGACTTTAACGGCCAGATTAAATATCACACAACTGAGAACAAACTTTACCGATGGGATTCGGCTACCTCTGTTTGGACTGACGATATTTTTTCAATCGAAGCCGGAACGGTAGACGCTGCATCTTTTGCTTCTGGCATAGAGCCTATAAGCATCCTTGCCACTTTGCCAAATCCAAGCGGATACACTGGAACGCAATTAGTATTTTTGACTACTGACAGTAAGATTTACCGCTACACGGGAAGTGTGTGGACTTCGGAGATTCCCGCTGCTGATGTAGCTGGGGCTTTAGCTTCTGCCAACTTCCCTAACAGCTTGCGACCTATTGAGATTGTGACGGCATTGCCTACTACGGGTAATTTCCAAGGTCGGCAGGTATTCTTAACCACTGATAACAAGACCTACCGTTATGATGGGACTGCATTTATTGCGTCTATTGCAACGACCGATCTTCAGGGAACGATTGCCAGCCTGCAGATAGCCAATAATGCTGTAACCAATGCAAAGATAGCCGTCAATGCCATTCAGGGTGACGTTATAGCTGCCGGTGCCATTACTGCTGCCAAGATACTAGATGGCGCTATTAGCGAGCTTAAACTGGCAGATGATGCTGTTACTTCTGCCAAGTTAGCAAATGAATCGGTTACTTCAGACATTATTGCAGCCGATGCAATTACTGAAACAAAAATTTCATCCGATTCAATTACTTCTGCAAAAATATCGGCTGGCGCAATTACTACTGCAAAAATAGCGGCGGGAGCGGTTACGGCAGATAGTATTGCCGCAAATACTATAACATCTACGAATATTGCCGCTTCTGCTATTACCGCTGATAGTATTGCAGCTAATGCCATTACAACCGCAAAGATTGATGCTGAAGCCATTACAGCCGCAAAGATAGCCGCTAACACTATTACAGCCGATAACATTGCTGCGAATACTGTAACGGCTTCTGAGATAGCCGCTAACGCGATTACTGCTGATGCCATTGCTGCTGATGCTGTTACTGCTGATAAAATAGAAGCCGGATCTATTACTACCGGTAAGATTGCCGCTGATGCTATAACAGCTAACGAGATAGCTACTGGCGCAGTTACTGCTGACGCTATTACTGCTGGTAGCATAGTTACTGCCGCCATTGCTGCTAATGCTATTACTGCTAGCTTGATCGCGGCTGATGCGGTAACTGCCGATAGTATTGCTGCTAATGCTATCACTAGCGCAAAGATTGCCGCTGATGCTGTTACCGCTGGCGCTATTCAAGCTGGCGCTATTGGGGCTGATGCTATTGCCGCTAACGCAATCACTGCTGATGCTATTGCTGCTGACGCGATTACCACGGATAAGATTGCAGCTAATTCGATCACTGCTGGCCTGATCGCTGCTGCTGGTGTTATTACTGACACAGCGCAAATAAGTAACGCTGTTATTGAAGCCGCTAATATTAAAGATGGTGCGGTTACTAACTTAAAGATTGGAGACGTCATAGAATCAACCGCTTACATAAGTGGTTCAACAGGCTGGAAAATAGACAAAACAGGTGATGCTGAATTTAATGATGCCGTTTTTAGAGGAACTTTGACTGCTGCCAGTGGAACGATTGGAGATATTGAAATTGCCACAGACGGAGATATAAGATCTGGTCAAACAGCATTTAATACAGGAACTGGATTTTTCCTAGGAGATGTTGCTGGAACACCAAAATTTAGTATTGGCAACCCTAACGGTGCCAATCTTAGATGGACTGGCACTGAATTAATTATTGAAGGCCAAACTAGAATAGTTGATTCTGGCGCGGAAGTTTTAGCAGTAACTACAAAAGGCGGACAAACTAATTTTAGCACTTTTGTCAAGGCGGCAGAGATAACCGTTGGCGTTGAAGGTAGCGTAAATGCTAAATTTACAATTGCTGGAGGTAATTCTTTAACTACTGCATATGGGCGAATCTATAAGAACGGCGCTGCCTACTCTTCAGTATCTAGCAAATATAATACAGGCTATGCAGAGTTCACAAAGACGGTGAATAATATCAATGCTGGCGATACAATTGAACTCTGGATTCGGTCAGACGTTGCTGGTCGTGTTGCATTTTGGGGCAGTTTTGGGCTTTACGTTACTGAAGGCGCAGTTGCAGCAGTTACGTTTGATTAAAGTATATAACTTAATAAATGATATAATTTGGCCAACTAAGCCGGAGTGATAAAATGACTACAGCAGTACAAAGACGCAGAGGCACGACCACTGAACACGCATCCTTTACAGGTTTGGAAGGTGAGATTTCGGTCAACACTACAAAAGAGACGCTGGTAGTCCATGATGGCGCTACAGTTGGCGGTTTTGAGCTTGCAAGGGCTGACGGTTCTAACTTTGTCGCATCCACAGTTGACATAAATGGCGGCACTATTGATGGCACTACTATCGGCGCATCGTCAGCTTCTACTGGCGAGTTTACTACGCTGACTGCCTCTGGCGAAATCACAGCCAACGGCGGCATTGCATTGGGCGACAATGACAAGGCTACGTTTGGTGCTGGTGATGACCTACAGATTTACCATGACGGTACTGACAGCTTTATCAGCGACCAAGGTACTGG